GATGAACTGCGGTGCAACCTGCGTATATCCAAGAGCCGCTAGGTAATGTAGTTGCTTCTGGTGTTCGTCTATCGTTGCCTGAGTCCACTCAAAGGTAAGCATCTTGTATTTACAGATCATGCCCTTGAATACTGACCACTCAGCGCCTTCAACATCTATCTTGATGAGATCAGGCTCGCCGTAGATGTTGGCGAGGGTGTCTATCGTGATGGTGTTGGCGTATATAGTTCTAAATGGCTTGCCGTTATATGGCATATCCGGGGAAGTTAGCCAGTCCTTGTTTAAGGTGCTTAGTCCATCTTCCTGCGCCTCGTAGAACTCCACGCGCTCGTTATCTGTATCAGATACGGCGAACTTGAGCGGGATTACGCGAGTTTCGTAAATAAAATTTTTAACAAGATCTGCATAAATCCGCGAAGGTTCTACGGCTATTACATCGTAACCTTGAGCGAGCGCAGCAACCGTAGCATCGCCCCGGTTAGCGCCGATATCAAAGAATAACGGCAAGGTTCGCCTCTATCGCGTTACGGTACTCGTCAGATATATCCAAGCGAAGTAGTTCGTTGAAGATATCAATAGATTCTTGCTTGCGACCTAACCACCATGCTGCTACTGCTTCTTCAAACTCTAGAGCATACGATACATAGCCAACATCGGCAGGTAGTGGGCTGAACCCAAAATCATCGTTAGCCACATTCTGACCTATACGCGAATAAACCCACGCCTTGCGCCAGTTGCCTTGGCGTTCGTGGAACTGCGACAAGAGGAAGAAACCTTCTGGGCGATCAGGGTCATAACCGATTGCTTGCATGAGGCAAGTTTCAACAGTTGTTAGGCGGTCAGTCTGATCGTTAAAGCATTTGGCAAGTTTAAGCAGCGAGGTATAGACATAAAGATCGCCCCACTCTTTGCCATACTCTGCGGTGCGTAGATAGAAGGAAACTGCGCTCGCTATCTGATCTGCCTTCTCATACTCAACGGCAACATCAAAGTTGAGTTTAGGATCAAAGGGATCTTTAGATAGTGCATAGATCAGTTCATCAAGCATCAAGCGCCTCCGCTATTAGATCCTCAATAATAGCGCGTGGTGTGCGTAACACAAACGCGGCATTATCGGCAACGGCAAAACTAATCAGTAGATCGCCTTCATATTCGGCGATTCCTACGCAGAATTCAATCCTGAAATCTAGGAACGAGAACTCTTTAGATAAACCGACAAGGTTTAACTGATCGTCATAGACACAAAGCCTGTGGCGATAGATGCCGTCTTTCTGGTCAAGATAGTTTTTGAAAAGATCAACCTCATGGGTTATTGAGATGTAACAGTTGCCCCATCGTATGAGTTGAGATCCTCCGCGCTGATCTTTAGGCGGTTGAACTCCTTGGCGAACGCTAACTTGTTTGGTTTCTGTGCCGTCAAACTCGACCACTTCAACAGGGCTAGACCACTTAACAAAATGATAAGGGCGATCAACAATAGGCATCCAGTTCTTCTCGCAGTACGAGGTATCTGGCGCTGGAGCCGGGATTCGCTGGCGATCAACTTCCTTGGCAACCCAGTTCTCTTTATCTAGCGTGATTTTGGTTAGTTCCATACGACCCACGCCGTTAGTTGTGGTATCGCGCCGAACGCCAATCAGACAATATGTGTTATTCCACATAACGAGGCGAGCATCTTCAAGCCCAACAAACTCCCAGATAGGCTGATGCAGGTTAAGCATCTCAACCTTGGTGCAGTCGGTCATTACTAGATCGCTATTGAGGCGAACGAGGTAATTCTCGGTGACTAGGCGCTGATCCTTCTCAGGATGAAGATAGGCAAGCGGCCCCCAGTTTGAAGGGTAGAGTTGCTTGTTCTCGCTATGGTAAAGAATGTAATTGACTACCCGGACATTGACGAGGATATCGCCGTCAGAGTCAATAAATACCGAGGGGTTCATTCCCCCAAAAGTATTAGGTATTGCTATTGGGGCTAACTTGCCCCCATGCCCAACCGCCTTTTGGACTAAGTTCATTAGGCTACTCTATCAAGTTCACAAGTGATCGTGTCTTGTCCTGTGATAGTTGGGTATAAACCTGCGTTGTGGCTACCGATGAGTGGCGCATTAAATCTCTCACGGCTAGTAGATCACCGTTGGACTTTTCAAGCATCGTAGTCGCAAAATAATGGCGCAAAGAGTGAAAGTGCTTGGCGTTTGGCCCAAGGATTCGGCGCATCTCGTTAGCAGCCTTTTTGGAAAAGGTATTAGGTGTCACTTCCCATAGTTTGCCTAAAGTGCCGTGAGATTGAATCATCTCGGCAACTTTCTTGGCTACTGGTACTACAAGATCAGTCTTGCCTTTACCGACAACCCGTAGCGAATACCCGCCGTTATCTTCAATCAAGTCAGCGCCTTCGATCTTGGCTACCTCATGCGCTCGCAGTCCGACTAGACCGCCAAGCATGAACCAATCTTTGTAAGGTTGCGTGGCTTCTGCCATCAACTTATCAAATTCAGCCTGTGTGACTGGCTTAGGTACGCCGCGACCAGATTTAACTTTAGGAAGATCCTCAGCAGCGTTATTGCCGTTGATAAGGTTCATCTTGTTCAAGTGCTTATAGATTGAGCGAAGCCGGGAAACATAGTTTGCCTTGGTGCTTTGCTTGGTAGCCGATAAGACTACCTTCTCAAGATCCTGAACAGTAGCAAGCGCAGGATGTACGCCTATGCGCCGAATAATCTGCCAATCGGTACGGATCACATACGGACTAAAACCCGAGGTGTCATAGCGGTTTTTCAACTGCCTATAAATTTCCTCAAGGGGTACGAGTTCCATGCCTTAAGGGTAACAGGTACTAACTCTCGGTGGAGTGTTCCCTACCGCTTCAAGGTTCTAAGAAAGAACCAGCGCTTGAGGCGCAAGATAGGCCGATATTTGATTTTGTTTAAAAGCCTACGCCTATCTTGATAAAACAATAGACCCGTTGGGTCATCATCTGTCATTCAGGCAAACTCTCAGTCAAGTTATCCGCTTTCATTTCTTCGTGCGTGTAATGCTTGTCGCAAGCGACGCAATAAGCGTTGCCAGTCCTGAGTCGGATTATCTTGCGGTGTTCGCAAACGCCCATCCTGTACCCCTTTCTAGGTAGGAAATACCTTACACCTTCAGAAGGCTAGGCTGGCAAATCTACGCCTGTGGCGTGGCTGAAAGTTCCGCTAACCAGTCATCTACTTTGAGTAGTCTGCGGGCTTCGTGGACATCAATGATATTTAGTTCTACCATCTTAGAGATTTGGCTGAATTGCTTGTTATCGTACATTTGGTTTTCCTTTGTTTGTTTTTTTATATTTGAGGCAGTTGCCCCAATGCTAGATTAGCAGGTTAGGCCGTAGGCGCAGAGTTGGCTGCAAGTGTGGCTTCGTAGGTTGCCTTGAGCATACTAGTAAATTCCCCGTTGCCTCGGTCTATATTAACATAAGTTGTTACATTGCCATCACGGTCTGTTATATCTATAAAAGTTACATTGTTCATTTACAACTCCGCACTAAATCCGAGGTAGGCTGCTCCAGTATTTGCATTATCTAATTCGGCAGCATAACCTGCCGTAAAGAGTAATGAACCGTGAGTATAAAGAACAGAAGCATTTGTAGTTGTTGAGTAAGCAGAAGTATAAACAAAAGTTCCAGTTGTTCCCACGGTTGAACCTGAATAAACTCTAAGCCCTGCATAATCCATTGATGCAGGTAATGTTCTCATTGGTACTGGTAGCGGAACTGGGAAGATAGCAACAGTCGTACTTTCGCAATGACCCACGGCATAAGTTGTAGAGTTTCCCGCTTGATTTGTACGGAAATAATACCGCTGGCACAAGGCTAACTCGCCTTGGAGTGTTCCCCCTGCTCGGCTGAATGGGGTGGCTACTGAGCCAAGTTCTAGTTGGACATTGCCGTAATAAACACCCTGACCGCTTGTATAATTTACCGCATTATTTCCAATAAATATTTGCAACGATTTTGCATTAGATGGCACTACAAAAGTTGCGCTTACTTTCTGCATAGAAGTTGTCATTAGGATATTACCAGCAACACTTGCAGTAATTGAAGTGTAAGAAGCGTCAAGGCGCGGAGCATCTACTGTTGTAGAATACTGCAAGCTAACATTTATGTTGTTTGTATTTCCTGATGTTCCTGCAACATAACAAGATAAAGTTACTGTCTGCCCTGCAAATTGTATTGCATTTGCAGTTTCAATAACCTGTGTAAGAAAGATTTGTTGAGTAGCACTTGCAACACATTTAAGAGAATATCGTGCCCCTGGAGCAAGAACAGAAGTATCTTGTGTTGCTGTGACATTTGAGCCACTATAAACAAACATTCTGTCTGCTGAATAAAACTGTGTTCCGATAAGTGCGCTACCGCTGGTTCCCCGCTGCCAAATATCCATCCCACCATTTATCACGGCGTTCTTGCCAGCCACATACGGTGCTACTGCCCCACCTGTATTCTGCTCAACCGTTGAGGTTAATTGCGCTCTGCTCATTAGTTACCTGCCTGTGGTGTAGAAGAGTTGGATGGGAGTGTGCTTGCAGCCTGTTGTGCGTCATAAACGCTCTTCGGCATAGATGTAAATTCGTTATTGCCTCGGTCAATGATGGCGTGTTCTACGCCATTAACTGTAATAAAAGTTACATTGTCCATTATAACTCCGCACTAAATCCGATGTAGGCACTTGTTGAATTATTGTTTGTTAAAGAATAAGGACGATATTGAGTTAATCCTGAAGCAACTGTGCAGTCAATAGCAGCAGTATTAGTTGATTGACCTGTCGCAGTCAAAGTCACATTTGTTACTGACGATAATGTAACTGTGTCATAAACTAATAAAGTTGAGTAATCAACACTTGCAGGAGCAGTTCTCATCGTTGATGGTAGATTTACTAAAATCTGTGCGTTAGTCGTTGATGATGCGCTGCCAAAACCTAAGCGACCATAAGTTTGTGCCGATGTTCGGTAGTAATATCGTTGAGCCGCGCTTAACTCCCCCTGGAGTGTTCCACCAGCGCGGGAGAAGGCAGTTGCAACTGAGCCGAGTTCAACTTGAATACCTGTAATTTGTAAAGTATTCGCTCCAAGTCCATCAAACTCAATAACAAAACCAAGTCCAGTTGTTGTGGAATCTGCGGTAAATGTATAAGAAAGTCGTACCCAGTTTCCAGCACTTAGTTGCGCTGAAGTAATTGAGCCTTTCTGAACAAATGTAACGCTTGCCCAGTTATCTAAGGCGCTTGGGTAGTAATCATAAACTTTTCCTGAAACACCTGAAGTATTGGCAACATTTACATAGAAAGATAATGTAATTGTTTTACCCATAAGTTGAGTGGCAACACCGTACTCAAGGCGTTGTTCAATGTTAAATTGAGTATTGCCTGTTGTTGTGCTTGCTTGAAGAGCGTAGTTAAAATTAGTTGGGCCAGCAACGCGAGAAAGAGTTGTTGTAGAACCGCTATTGAAGTTCAAGAATCTATCTGCAATTTGATAGCCAGCAACACCACTTGCCATTGTTGTAGAAGTACCACGCTGGAACCAATCCATCGCTCCGTTAATTATGAAATTTTTACCGCCAGAAACGCTAGGCCCCGCCCAAGCAACGCCAGTTGCGCTAGAAGAGTTTGCAACGAGTGTTGTGCCGTCAGCGCCTACTGGGAGGTTGGTGACGGTTGAAGCGCCTGTTGCGGCAATAAGATCGCCTTTAGCAGTAACCGTAGATTTAGGAATTGCATTGGCTACGGTAAAGGATGATGGCGAATTAACTACTGCGCTATCACCAGCAACAAGAGCAGTAAGCCCTGTAATAGAAGTACCTGTTGAAGCGGTGTAGTCAGTTCCGCGAACAAGAAGAACGCCGTTAATATAAACCTCTTCAGCGCCTACGGTGTAAGCAAGGGTTGTGGCAAATCCATCAGTTCCGCTAAGTGTTGTTTCGCCGCCTGTTGCGGTATAGCGCCAAGAGGAAATAGCAACAGTAGGTTGAGTTCCCTGAAGTCCTTGAGTTCCGAGAAGACCTTGGGTTCCCTGAATACCTTGCAAACCAGTTGTACCTTGGCTACCAGTTGATCCAGTAGTACCCTGTGTTCCGGTAGTACCCTGCGATCCAGTTGAACCTGTTGCGCCAGTAGTTCCCTGCAAGCCCGTTGTTCCCTGTGAACCTGTTGAGCCTGTTGTTCCTTGAAGTCCGGTGAGTCCTTGAGTACCCGTTGTACCTTGTGAGCCGTTAGTTCCGTTAGTACCTGAAGTACCTTGAGTTCCAAGAGTTCCCTGAGAGCCTGTGAAGCCTTGAGTTCCCGTTGCTCCTTGAGTTCCGGTGAATCCTTGCAGACCAGTTAGACCTTGAGTACCTGTGGTTCCTTGAGAGCCAGTCGCGCCAGTAATTCCCTGTGCGCCAGTTGTACCCTGTGCGCCGTTAGTTCCAGAAGTTCCCTGCGCGCCAGTTGATCCTGTTGCACCAGTAGAACCCTGCAAGCCTGTTGTACCTTGTGAGCCAGTCTGACCTGTGGTTCCTTGAATACCGATTGTGCCTTGAGAACCTGTGTTACCAGTTGTTCCCTGAGTACCCTGCATACCAGTAGTACCTTGTGCGCCTGTAGTTCCTTGTGCGCCGTTAGAGCCTACGAATCCAGCAGTACCCTGAGCGCCTGTGGTTCCCTGCGTTCCGTTTGTACCGCTAGTACCTTGTGCGCCTGTTGAGCCTTGCAAACCAACTGCACCTTGAGTACCGATAGCACCTTGGATACCAGTAGTACCCTGCGTACCAGTAATGCCCTGTGCACCGATTGAACCCTGAATACCCTGTGGGCCAGCGCCGGAAGTCTGAGCAAAAAGAATTTGATCTGTACCAATGATGATGTAGCCATTAGTGCCTGTGCCAGTATTGTATTCAATAAAGTTCTGACCTGATTGAGTGCTACCAGCGACTACATAAAGATAATCGCCATATTCGACCTGACCAGCAGTTGAGTTGTTGTAGTCAGTAGCGCGAGTTAAAACATACGGTGCGAAAATACTTCCAACAGTTGTAACTGTATAAATACCGTTGTAAAGAGCGTTTGTCTGATTCTTAACAAGAACGCGATCATTGAGAGATA